GGTGTGCGCTACAGATAGATAAGTTCCATCTGGCGAGAATGCTGTGCCACGGCCTGTGCTTGTTGGCAAAGTTGCTGGGTTATCTAGTTTTGTAAAGACATCTCCAGATCGTTTATAAATAGTAATAAACGGACTATTGTCGTGCGCTACAGATAGATAAGTTCCATCTGGCGAGAATGCTGTGCCAAAGCTATTGCCTGTTGGCAAAGTTGCTGGGTTATCTAGTTTTGTAGAGTCACTTAGATCAGCAATTAATCCGACTACTCCAAAAAGATCAGGATAACTTGATTGCAAATATACAGAGCCGTCACTTGGCAACCACTCTGGCGATGCCAGTGTACGAGCAGAGGTTAGCGTGTCGCCTATCTCAAAAGACTGTGCGAGTTCTGCAATAGCCTGAGCAGTCCTCAAAGAAGTCAAAAACTTAGTATTTTCGGTACCCGCCTCTGCCTCGGATTGGCTTGCTTTAGCGGGAGCGCTAATCAAAACCCAATTTGTAGCGTCTGCACTTGGATCAGTAGCCACTCCCGTGTGCGTAAGAATTGCGCGATATGTGCCAAAGTCTACACCCGAAATAGCGCTATCGTTCACAGAATAAGAAGCGCCAGATACCCACGCGGAAGCGTTAGCGGTTACAACCGCAGCAGCAGCAGCAGCGTCAGCCAAAGCCACCTGTGTCGTCGCAGTCACAGCAGACGCCGCAGCAGCCTCCGCCTCACTCTCGACCGCAGTAAAAACCGTATTCTGCCAATCAATAGCCGCCGTCAAATCGGTTACGTTAGTGCCAATAAACACCACATAGTTATTTGCCTTAGTCGCAAACGATGTCCTTTCTTCACCGCGTACAGGCGCAGTTGGTGGCGTGGTTAAAGTGGGTTTTGCTGGTATAGACATAGTTAAAAGCCCTCGACTTGAATCGTCAAATCCGAAATAGATGGTGTGTCAATGCCTTGGGAAAAATCACGGTAGACACCGAACGTCACAGAGCTAGAGTATATCGGATCGCCAATAAACAAAGTAGGCGTCGATGATATGCGCTCAAGTCCGCGTATAACAAAATCGACATTTGAGCTTGGCACTACCACTTGATAATCCACTAGTCTGACCGTCCTGCGAGGCACAAGCGTTAGATTGCCAAAGCCGTCGCGCTCTTTTGTTGAGTAGTCCAGAATAGAAACAGAAGTTCCGTAATTAGTCACGCCAAGCGGCTGTTCATATCCTGCGATAACTCGGCCTGCCCGCGTCTCGTCACCCGCAGTAGCGCTATCAATGCTGAGGTTTATATCAGCTCCGGCATAAGGCGGTATATCTTCAAAAATGGCAGTGTCGTTAAACTCATAAGGCGAGAAGAAATACTCCCACCAGTTATCGACACCAATATCCACCAACGATACCGTCTCATCGTAAACCGTGCCTTCCACCGAATCGACAACGGTCAGCGTAGCAGATACGCCCTGCAAACCAAGTGCGCCAAGTGTGGTGATTACCTCATCGAAGTTTAGCGTAACATCTATTGATTCGTCCCGGCTTGAATAGCTATCACGACCATCGCGAAACATACGATACTGATTAGACCAGCCTAGCCGCACCCATGTAGGCGGGTCGGCGGCTGCGCCTGCTACCGGCCCTGCTGTCGTGTCGGGAGTTGCAACCACTTCATAAACTTGATTGTCTTGCACCCGCTTAACGCCTAGCGAATAAGTTCCCGCCGTCCAGTCGGCCTCGGAGTTAACCACATTTGTTGTGGCCAGCTCTGCCGGGTTAATGTTGTAAGGCGTTACAATCCTCATACAAACTCCCTCGCCTGTGGCAGGCCGGTCAAGTCCCAGCGCTCAAGCTGGCGACTGTTCTTGTCCGTGTTCTTTGCAATCATGCTCAAGCCTTTCATCATATCCGAGTGCATGGAACGCATTTCCTCTGCTAGTTTCTGATTGCCGCCAAGGGATGACATTAATTCAGAATTGCTCATTATCTTACTGGAGCCTGTGACCTCAAGTTCTGGCCCGCGCTCGCCTACTAGGCGAATGCCGCCGGAGTGCATGCCGCCTGATGCGAAGGCTGGCACCCTGTTCTTAAACTCCGGGCTGTTCATAATGCCAGAGCGCAGATCGTCCTGCGTGTATCCCTCGGCAATCTTACCAGCCCAGTACTCAGCGCCGACCGGTCCTATATATCTCCCCAAAAGCTCATTATACAACTCGGAGAGCGCTTGCAACTTTACAGGATCTGCGCCTTGCGATGCAGCTCTTTCAATTGACATGGCTCCCTTGAATTGAAGCAAAGCGTCACTGACCCCAACAATTCCACGGTTAACCCCACGCAATTCGTTAAGCTGCATCAATGCGTTGTCGTAAATCAAATTCAAGCTTTCTATTTGCTGTTCGCCGGTAAAAGCGTCAAGTTCTTGCTGTGCTTGAAGTTCGGCAGTTAATGATTCTTTTAAAATCGCAATCGCGGAATCAACAGAAGTTATTTTTTCTGTTGTCCTGCGCTGCTCTTCTATCTGCTCCGCTGCTGTTTCAATGATTTTATCAAGCGCCATGATTTCATCTTCATACGCTTTTTGCGCTAACTCTATTGCAGCTTCGGCCTTCTCGCTTGCTATCTCTGACTGCGCTTCGGCTGATGCAAGTTGCTGTTGTAAGTTTGAGTTTTCTAGCTGTTTTTGAGCCTGAGACTCAGAATAAATGTCGATACCCAGCGCCAAAAGCGCATCATTAACCGAGAGCAGAGTCTCAGTCATTCCCCTTTGAGCGTCTACTTGCGCTTTGGCGCTTTCAAGGATTCCGTCTAGTCTTAAAACTTCGTTTTCATAGATCAGGTTCGCGCTCTCTATCTGAGCGGTTGAGCTTGTTTGAATGACATCCGTTTGGGCCTCAAGGCGCTGTACTGTCTGCTCTGCTGTGCTTAGCTGGCCTTGCGCTTTATCGTTTAATTGGCTGACCAAAAACGCCGCTTGGCCCTGAGCTACGGCAAAATCTGCGCGTGTTGCAAAGCGCTCAGAAGATACGCCAGCGGCTTCAGTTGCGGCAACACCCGCGCCTGTTAAGTCGCCTGTTTTCAGTGCGTTACGGAGTCTTTCAATAGCTTGTTCAAACTGTACGGATTGAGGAACAATTGCATCAGTAAGTGAATCAAAAGCAGATTTAAGAAGCCCCGCCTCTTCGGCAATGGCAGATAGCCCATTTTTCGCTGCGTCAAGCGCTATCTTGTTGGCCGAAAGCCTGACGTTGTTTTCCTCATTAATCGCGGCGGTAGCAATATCAAGCCTGTCTTGCGCCGCCTGTTTTTCTGCACTGACTAGCCCGCTCAAAGAATCTAATGTTCCGTCTGTTGCCTCCTTTGATGATGAAAAAGAAGATTCGAGCGCTTCTTGCTGATTTCTTAAAGACTCAATGACAGAGTTTAACCTTTCTTGCTCTGCCTGCTCTTGCAATGCGAAGGACTCAGTAACAGAGTCAAGCCTGTCTTGCGCCGCCTGTTTTTCTGCACTGACTAGCCCTTTTAGCGCGCCAAAAACTCTGTCAGTTGTAGCCCTTGATGACTGCAATGAGGCTTCTAGCGCTTTCCTCTGCGATTGGATTTCTGCAATTTCAGAGTCAATCATAGAACGCAGCTCAGACAGAGCTTGGTCTGATGCACTAATTATTTCCTGTAAGGCACTGAATGCCGCTGCCTCTGCTGCCTCTGCTTGTGCTTCTGCTTGCCTAGCCGCCGCCTCTGCCGCTGCCTCTGCTGCTTGCGCCGCCGCCTCTGCTGCGTCCTCTAGGTAAGAATAATAATCATCGGCCGACTTCTGCAACCGCAAGAATGTGGCAACATTTTCTCGACCGCCTAAAGTTGTGACGTCCTGAGCTTTCAGCAGGTCAATAAACCCCTGCCTTGATTCGGCTAAAGGCAAAGCACCAAGCGCTTCTGTTAAGCGCCGCGCATTGATTTCAAACTGCTCTGCCTCTGTGAAAAAGTTTGACTCGAAAGCGGTTATGGCTGTTGCGAATGACTCGATGCCGCCCACAAGCTGAATTAGAGAGTCAGAAATACCGGCCATCATTTCCGGCCCAAGCGATTCAGATAGCGCAAAGCCCAGCGACGTTGCAGCCTCTCGCGTGAGCTGGATCTGAGTTGCTACCCGCGCCAGTGTCTCGCCCAAGCCTTCGCCAGCCCGCTGGAAGTCGTCTAGGAACGGCACAACCGCAGTGGCTAGGTCATCAAAGATGGTGCTGAATACCGCCTCGATCTCTGCTGTTTTTTCCGCTGCCGATAGCCCCTCAAGGCTAATCTTTTGAGTATCTACAGTGAACTGGTTAATAGCCGATTGAATGTCATCAGGTATCAAACCAATTTGCAGCGCGCCCTGTGCTACTGAATCGACAAGCGACTCAAAGACAAGCGCAAACTGTGCGCCGACATCATCACCCAAGGTCACAAAGCGCTCTTTTGTTTTTGTGCTGCTCAGGAAGTTTTTCTTGACGCGGAAAGTTGCGAATGCCTGAACAACTGTGTTTTCGATTAGGTCGTTGATTGAGCCGCCGATGATTCGAATGCCGTCATCAACTTGCTTTGATTTGCCGCCAAAAAGATCAACGAACGCACCAATACCAAAAATATCAGAAAGCCCAAATGTTAATGTTGAAACAACATCCGTAACGAGGTCTAGACCTTTGCCTAGTGTTTTTGTTAAAAAGTCCAATTGCCCAAAAACAATGCTAGAACCAAATAATGCTTGCCCCCCAGTCTGAACCCCCGGCGATGCAAACTCCTGCCCCGAAGCCCCCCTAGCAACCCGCGCCGATGCCCCCAGTATGCCGCTCTGCACGCTCTGCAAAGCCCTGAGCATGCCGGTATTGATGTTAACCAGCTCTTCGTTGGTGCTTGCTGTCAACTCTGTAGCGCTTGCAATACTGCTCGACTTGGCATCAATCGAGCCAAGCACTGTACCCGTACCCTGTGCCGCCTGACGGTCCGCAGTTGGGTCATAGTCGTCAAAGCTCAAGAAGCTTGCCAACTCCGAAACTGCAAGTTGTACAAGACCGCCGACGACTGCACCCGCAATCGGCCCGGCAAAGGCTGCGCTAATCTTTGATATTTCTGAGCTGCTTTCACTCAGCCCTTCCGATAGCTTGTCCGTGATTTCCTTGCTAACAATAGCGCTCATGGAAGCGGCCAGCGAGTTGCCTATGCCCTCGCCAATGCTGCCCCACTCGCCGCCAGCTATGGCGTCTTGTAGGCTCCCTGCAACGTCTTGCGCGACATCCTCCCAAGGGTTCTTAAACGCCTCAGCTGAGTCTTTAGCGGCCTTAGCGCTATCCTTGACCATTCGCTTGAGCATGCGCAAATATTCTTCGTTGCCAGTTGCCGCAAACAAATCGGCCAGCAACTTTGCTTTGTCTGCGAAGTCCTGCACTGCTTTAGTCGTATCCCCGTACTGATCACGCAACTCCTGCAACATCTGCTCTTCGCTTAACTGCGCTTCAATACTTGCGCGGATAGACTTTTCAAGTTCAATATATTCAAGCGCCTGCCCAGCGGTCAGCCCTTGGCTTTCTAACTGTAGGCGCTTCTTGGCCTCCATCACAATTATTTCTGCCTCTGTTGCTGCAACTCCAGCAAGCACAAGCGCGTTCTGCATGCGAAGGTATTCTAGTTCTAGTGTGACTGCGGCTAGACTTCTTGCCGCTGCCGCACTTAATGCCGCAGCCGCAGAGTTTGCAGCATCAGTTGTTATTCGAAGACTTTCGGCAGCGCTTTGTGCGAGCTGCTTGCCGCGCTCGTTTAGCTTGGCAAGCTCTTCTTCCATTACTTCGCCAAACATTGTAAGCCTGGCTATTTGATTTTCAATTGCGGTTATATCTAATCCGGGACCGCCTAGAAAGTCCAGGCTATTTATCAAAGATCCTTTTTGCTTTTCTCTTAAAATATCAAGCTCTGCGCTAGCTTCGGCAATAGCAATTGTGTTCTCTCGCATTTGTTGAGCAAGCGACTGCCGGTTGCTTTCTACCGTTGCGGCTGTCATTTCTTCTAATCCATTAGTATATTCAAGCACAGCCTCTCCTGCCTCGCCAAGCTCTACTCTTGTACTAAAAAGGGCATCGCGGAAATAATACAAGGATGCCGCTGCAATTATCAAAATGCCTACAGGCCCACCGACAAAGGCCATGGCTGTTGCTAGCCCGCGTGCTGCTACGGTTGTCCTAGTCAGTGCAACAGTGTTCGCGCTGAGCGCTACAGTGTGTCTAGCAGCCGCAACAGTTGCAATGTCTACCGCTGCTGTCTGTCTAATAACAGCCGCAGCGTGAGCGCTCGTTCCTAAAGTTGCGGCTGTTTCTACCCTCGCTTTAGCAAGAGTTGCAAAGGTCGCAATCTTATCCTGAGCGGTACGTCTTATTAAGGCATTAGCGGCCAATACTTGCGCTTGTGATGCGCGGATAGCCGCAGCACTGCTTGCAATTGAAGCAACGGTGTTTTTGACAAACTGGGCTGTGCCTATTGCCAGCGCTCCGGCAAGCTTGCCGGCAATAACAATGGCGACAAAGGTGATCGCATCTGCGGCTAATTCAAAGTTTTCAGCCTGCTCTCGGCTAATTCTGTTCGACTCAACAAGCAATGGCAACATGCCGTTAAACGCGGTAATGACACCTGTGGCGGCATCTACGACGGTTTGCATAGCCCCTGCTGAGTCGCCAATCTGCAATATTGACTCACTGAATGCGCTGTTTAAGGAAGCGATAGAGCCTGTTAGTGTTTCGCCAATTGTCTTCGCTGCCTGCTCTGCGGTTCCTTCAGCGTCTTGTAGCGATGCGGTTAAAGATTCTATTCTGCCCGCTGTGCTGGCCAGTATGCTTGCGGCTGTGTTGGCTTCACTGCCAAATATTGTAAAAGAATCGGCAACGCTAATGTTTGATTTTGACAAAAGCTCAAGAACTGGCTGCAAGCCTCGTGCTGTAATGTCAACATCTTCAACTGAAATATTATACTTATTGAAAGCCTCTTCGGCTGCGGGGGTCACGTTTGAAAGCTGGCGTATAACGCCAATCAAGCCAGTACCGGCACGACTTCCCTGCAAGCCTGAGTCGCCTAGCACACCAATAGCCGCCGCTGTTTCTTCTATGCTAATGCCCGCAGTTCTAGCCAGTGGCGCTGCAAATGATAGTGCCTGACCTAACTGGGTTACGCTTACGTTTGAGCTTGCCGCTGTAACTGCCAGCACGTCGTTTACGCGGGTAAGTTGCGACACCTCTAGGCCAAAACCTGACAGCACGTTAGAGGCAAGGTCAGCCGCAGTTGCAAGGTCAATAGTTGCAGCCGTTGCAAGCTGTAGAATGCCCGGCGTTGCCTTTAGTATTTCCTGCGCACTGAATCCAGCTTGCGCAAGAAAGGTTTGCGCGTTTGCTGTTTCTTGTGCTGTAAAAAGCGTGGTAGCGCCAAGTTCTCGCGCTTGCCGTTCAAGTTTTGCCAACTGTTCAGTTGTGCCGCCTGACACAACACCAAGGCGAGCAATTGCGCTTTCAAATGCCGCAGTGTCGCTAATTACCCGGCCAAAGGTTAATCCGCCTAGTGCAGCGGCAGCAATGCCAACAACAGAGATTAAGGCAGGAAAAGTGCTTGAGCTTAGCCGGGTGGATGTGCGGTCTACTCGATCGCCGGAAGCCCCGAAGCGGTCAAGATCGCCAGCGCCGCGACGAAGGCCGGATGTGTCGATTCTAAAGCCCAGGCTGGCTAGGTCCTCCATGCTTATCTCCGTTTACTTGGTTGCTTGGCTTGCCAGTTCTGCCGATCTATCCCGGCTGTCCATCAAATGCGTCTGCATAGCTGCCAGCGTTTCTTCATTGCGCTCAATATATGGCACGTCATCTGCAATGTCGGACTGCTCACTGCCTTTATTGCGCCAGTTGACATACGCCCTAGACATATCCATCAGCATTTGAGCATCCCAAGATGAGAGCCACGAGCCGGTTAGTCGGATGTAGCTTTCTATCTCCTGCCAGCTTGTCGGGCTGATTGACATACCGCCCTGACCCACTAGCCCTAGCTCCTGCACTGCCGTTGCTAGATACTCAAGCCCCCTGATTTCAGGGGTGCATGTGTAAGGGTGTCCTTCGCCGTATTGCTCATACCGGTTGCGGTTATCGTCCTTGCGCGCCCGCTTTGGTACTGAGTGCATCCAGCCAATCTGACTAGCCCAGAGCCTTAGTCTGTCTCGGCCAGTTGAGTAAAATTTTCTTGATTCATTACCCATCTCAGGGCTTGCATGCGAATGTCTTTGTACTGCATAAACATCTCAAGCAATGCGGCCTCGTCTGCGCTTTCAAAGCCTGGGATATTCTCAGTCTCCAAGGTCATGCGGGCAAATAGGCTTGAGTCTTCGCGGGCAATCTCTTTAGCGGTGCGGATGTCTTTCTTCCCGCTAGCCTTGATTGCCTTCCGCTGAAACGCCGTCCATGTGCCGGAGTCAGGGCCTTTGAGTTTAATGCGTAGTGGCTTGGTAGTACCCTTGTCGGCATACGCCAGTTCGCCATCGGTGCCGGGCTTAGTAAGGTGCAGCCAGGAGCCAGACTCCGACGCAGATTCAGTGTCAAACATTTGTAGGATATTGCTATTGTCTTTTGCGATTTTCATATCTCATGCCTTGCGATAAGCATCCAAAAAGTTTGACTAGCAGGCGGTGGATGAAGCCGCTTTTCAGTTGCCCTAGCTAGTCAAAACTGTTTACTCGTTACGCCGCTGCTACGCGAATGATCGGCGTGTTAATTTCAACTTGCACAGTCGAGCCAACCATTGAGTTGGCAGAGCCAGGCGCTTTCGTGTAGCTGAAAATTCGGGCGCTGTAGAAGTCAACAGAGCCGTCTTGATACTCAATCTTGAAAGAGTGCTGGGTGTTTTTAGTAGCACCCTCGACGCCTGCGGCAAGGATAATCTGGCCAGCGTCTGCGGCGTCAAATTCCAAGCCCATAGACTGAGATCCAAAGTTAATAAAACCTTTGAATTTCTCGGTGATGCCGGTTGCCAGCGGATTGGATTCAACTACCTGGACGTTTGGGCCATATTCTGGCAGGTCGATAACTTCGCCAACTTCTACGAAGGTAAGAGCTTCGTAGCCAGATTCGTTAAAGGTTGCGGGGTCTTCTGCTACAACGGAGAGTTTCGTACCAGTACTGGTAATTTTAGCCATGTCATGCTCCAAATTTGGACGTTGCCGCTTCACAGCGGTATGCAGTTCTAGAAACTGCTGGGGGGAGTATAGCACATGCGGGGGCGGGGGAAATAGCTGGGTTTTGGGGATGGGGAAAGCCCCGGTGTGGGGCTGTGGTGGTGCGTCCTTATTGATCAGCCAATCAAGAGCATCTGATCATTTGCGTGTCGATTACCTTTTGCTAGGTTGCATTTTCTGCAAAGACACTGGGTGTTTAGCTTAGAATGATCGCCACCTTTTGACAGCGGAACAATGTGGTCTAGGTTTGGGTATTTTGAATGAGACTTATTTTTGTAGTCTGGCCTTGTCTTTATTCCGCAAGATTGGCATTTGTACCGGTCTCGGTTAAATACTTCTTGTGCCATAAAGTTTTCAATTTCCGCTCCTGCCTTTAGTGCTCTGCGCTTTTTATCTGATTTTGAGCTTTTTGCTTTTCCTGCCTCTGTTTGGTTGTATTTTTTCTGATATTCTCTAATTTTTTCAACATTTTCTTTGTAATATTGAATTGATAATATTCTTTGCTTTTCCCTGATTTTTTCAATATTTTCTTTGTAATATTTCTTTCTTGCATCTTTTATTTTATCCGTGTTTTCCTGACGGTAATGCTTTTTATACTCAATACTTGCTTCTCTGTTATCTGTGTAGTATTTGCTTTGATAACTTTTTGCGCAATCTTTACACTTATTGCTTAATCGATCTTTTGTTTTTTTATTTTTATAGAAATAAGAAGCTGGCTTTGAATTTTCACAAATATTGCAACTTTTAAATTTTACTTCTTGGGTGTAATTAATTGCAGAAACATTAATCATAGCTATCACCGTTTAGCTTCACCGAAAAGGGTTTGCGGAAACGACTCGGTGAAGTCGCTTGTCGGCTGGCCAGCCTATCCGCGCTTTTATTATAGCACAAAAAAACCCGCTACGCAGCGGGCAGGTAAAACAGGGCGTCATCACGACGAGCCAGCAACCATTCTAACCTGTATAGGGAATGGTGACAATAACAGATAGCCGATCAGCATCTGGCTGTATCTCAAAGCTCCAGGGATTGCGCTGCACACGAATCAGTCCGGTGATCGTGGAGTTTTTTAAGAATGCTGCCTTGACCTCATCCGCTGCCCGGTTAACCGCAAGAATGCCGCGTCCCGGTCTGTCGAAAACAGCGACCTGAAACAAGCCCTGCGGCACGGTCGCGTCTGTGGGTGCTAGCCCGTTGTCGATGCCGGTGTTAGGCATGACCATAGGCTCTAGCCAGATGCCGGAGGCTGGTGGGGTAGCTGCGGACCCAGTAAGGCCCGGCATCAGGATAGGATAGCCAAGAGCGGCGGCTATGAGCTTGTCAAACAGTGCTGTGGCTATTGTGGTGTTAGTTGGTGTCATCCCTCTACCCTCGTTTTAACTTTCTGCGCCGACCTATCGACAATTTGCTGCCAGTTTTGTGCGGCTGATCTTAAAAATGAATATTTTGATTCCATATAAATTGCGTAGCTTGCGGCCCATCCAAACACAACGCGGTCTCCGATCACTGCTCGGTTAATTACGATGCTGATCGGCCCTTTTTTGTACGCTGAATCGCCGTCGCCTGATGGAATTTTGTTAACTTCTGCCGCAAAACTGTTACGCAAAAACGAGGTGTCCACTGGCATTTTCCCGCCTTTTTTCCTGGGCGTCTGCACCTCTTTTACAATTTCCTGTGCTGCTTCCCTGAAAACTGCCTCAAGTCGCGCTTGAGACTGCGCGGCCCACTGGCTTACGGTTACGTTAGCCAAACCCTTCCACCCTAGCGACACGCGCCCCGAAGTCTATACTTACTGTCTGTGTGCAGCGACACTGTATCGTTTCTGACGCTGGCCCGCCTGGATCACCTGGGTACATCAACGCAGATCCACCGACACTAAAAGGCTGATCAAACGCCCGCTTCTGCCCGTCTGCTGCTGCGTGTGTTTCCCTGGTCCGCGCATCTCCGCTGGCATCCCACTCTTTAGTGGTGTCGCCTTGCTCAACCTCGCCCAGTTCAATCGCCTGCTCTATCGACTCAACCTGTCCAGATCTAAGGGCATTGATTGATTCAGTGCGCGATATTACCTCGCCCCGGTATCGAAGCGTATTGTTCTGCATCTGTACAATGGCAGCATCTATCTGCGCGCTTGGCACTTGGGTGCCGTCGCGTACTGCACGCTTAAACGCAGCATCAAAGCGCCGATCTCTAAGCTCGCGGGTAAGGTAATTAGGGTTTAAGTCTTGCAGCTCCTGCCGTGCGCTAACAGACCATCGCGACTGTTGCTCGGTCATGCCTATAAAGCCGCCAGTACGCTTGCGCGTCTGCCGGTTAACGCGGCCCACAAGATCCAGTGCAGACGTGCGCGGGTTTGTGCCTTTTGCCAGCGCGTCGGTTAGGACAGAGCGTACCATCGCCCGCTGCTCGTCAAAGACTTCAACAATCATTCGACTAGACATGTCAGCAAGCCAGCGCTCAGCCCTTGGCAATGTGATATTAAACCGCACGACAAGCGTCCCAGTTATTACAGGAACTGCGCCAACTTGCGCGGCACCTGTTAGCCCCCCTGTAATATAAGCCTGCCGTATAGCCTCCGTAACGCCTTGGAATGCAGACTCATCAAGCTGCAACAGGTCTATAACGCCGATAACATTGCCGACATTTAACAGATTAACGATTTCCTGAATTGTCACTTGGTCCCGAATTGATTGCACAGACTCACGAAAGGCGCGAACCACTGCGCGCTCTTGCTCTGCTTGGATCTTCTTTA